GATCACTCGATGTAGGAACATCAAAGCCGAAGTTCGTAGTTGTAGTTGCCATTAGGTTAGTGCTCCAGTCGCGTTAGTCCAAGTTAGTATAGCATTCACGCCTGTCCATACGAGTGAGGCAGGCAATACTGTTTCCCACTGTGTAGTGGAGAGTGAGAAGTCTGTAGCTGAGATGTAAAGGGTAATCTCTGTAAAGCTAGGGGTTGCTCGCAAGGCCACATTCTCCACGAAGCCATCGAACGAACCACCGAACAAGTTAGTAGGCAAGTTAGTAATCAAAACAGGCAGACCAAAGAACACGCCAATGAGTGAGTCAAGCATTGCGCTAGGCATGTCTGGGTTATCAAGTCTAAAGGTAATTGCTCCCAGAGAGGCTCTAGGGTTCTTGCGTAGGTTTAACTCTCTAGAGGCGATGTCAGTGATGTCTAGAAGGTTCTTAATGTTAGAATCGACTGAACGCTCAAAGAGGCCGTAAGAGGCTATAGAGTCGCTATCAGAGGTACTGTAGGTCGAGCCATAAGCTGTGGAGTAGCGATAGATAAGGCTGTTGCGGATGCGGGCAATCTGAGTCTGAGACTGGATACTGCTGGGAGTTGCATAAGCACCATCAAGGTTAGTAAAGCCATTAGTGGCAAGGTAGTTAGATCGATGGTCTGCATCGTCATAACTAACATCGCCGTCCTTCTCCTCATAGACAGTGCCTAGTGCGCTAGTAGCAATCTGGTCTGCAAGGGTCTGAGACTTAGCAGATGCACTAGCTGCAAGTGCAATCATTGTGTAGAAGCCTGCGTCAATAGTTCCGATAGAAGTCTCGGCTTCTGCCCAAGTAACAGTTGCTGGATAGGTTGCCCAAGTTGTAGTAGGCGTAACTTCTGCCCAAGTAAGGTTAAGGGCTTGGCCTAGGATTTCTGCAATCTGTGCGCCATCTAAGGCTTCTGCCAGTGCAGTGTTATAGACAGCCTTGGTCAGCTTAGCCAGTGATCCAATGCCTAGAATTGTGCCAGTGGTTATGTAGCCAGTCTCGTCTGGACTTCTGACACCAATACTAAAGTCTGATACTTCTCCACCAAATACAGTTACATAAGTACCGCTAGAGTTCTTTAATTCTAAGGTGATTGGTTCAGTTACATTGATTGTGAAATCTGCTCCAGTGGTGTTAATAATCTGAACTTGGCAATATCCAGCAGTAGCTTGTCTATCAATGTCTAAACGACCAGAGGCAAAGGACACAGAGGTGACAGTCGTATAGACATCATCCCCTACAGTAATTCGCCATTCTGGAAGCCATGTCATTAGCGAAGCCTTAAAGTGCCACGATCAACTGCGCCCTGTAAATACTGGTCAAGAGTTTCAGCAATAGCGTTAGGGTCTCCCACGCCAGTGTTAATAGTTACATTGAAAGCATAGAGAGAACTATTAGCAAATGCTGCTGCATCTGCTGCATTTTGTGCATCTAGCAAGTCAGCCATTGCATTCGCTCTAGTTGTAGCAGCATCGGCGAACTCTAATATAGCTGCCATTGACACACCGCTTGTTGGAATTGTAGGTACAAAATCTCCAACAGGGATTCCAGAAGCACTAGATCCTCCTTTGCTACCAGCACCGCCTGTTGTAGGCTGACCAGTTAGCTTGCTCATAGCAATTAATTTAGCGATAGCAGCATCTAGATTAGCAAGGTTAATTAAGTCCTTAGGTTTGAGACTATCAAGAACTGATTTTATGTCTTTAAGTTTTACATCCTGCAAGCTTAAAGCACCAAGAATCTTAAGATCAGCATTGAGTTTGTTAGTAGCAGCAATGATGGATGCTTCATCCTTAGAGGCAATAGCATCCTCTAGGGCAAGGATTGACTTCTTAACATTGAGACGAGCAGTGTCATTAGCAATCTGCAACAACTGAGCCCCAGTAGTTGCCTTACCTAGTTGCTCTGCCTGAGATGTAAGAGCTGCTGCAATTTGGATTTTATCCATGTCAAAGACTGACTCGCCTTTGAGAAGGGCTGCCTCACCCTTAGCGATAATTGCTTTGGCTTTGTCGGCTGCTAACTGCTTATTCTTGAGAGCAAGTCTTTCACGCTCTCTGCGTAAGGAATCCTTTTCTAATTTAGCAAGAAGTTCCTGTTGTCGCTTCTGAGTAAGAGTAAGTTTGGCTTCTTCTTTTTTAGGCGCAACATTGACATTGACCCCAAATTGCTTACCCACAAAGCCTGAAAAGATTTCTCTAGGTAGTTTTTTAAGATTAGCAATTAGCGTTGGAATGACACCAATAGTTCTGCCAGTCTGGACTGTGACTTTAGCAAGTGCGCTTGCAATAGTTTCAATTACATAAGCGGCATCTGAGGCATCTGTGCCACCGCCAATAAGGGCAAAGGCATCAACTAACCCGCCGCCGATAATCTCTGAGGCGTTAGATGATGCAACACTCAGGACATTAAACTTGTAAGCAGTAGTGTCTAAGTAATCCTTAGCTGCGCCTGCTGATCGCTTAAGGATAACCCCAAGAATCTCATTAAATGATTTAGATGTAAGTTCTGCTCTAGTTAAACCTGTGTTGTATTTAATTAAGCCTCTAGTAACACCTACATAGCCCTTGCCTAAATCCTCAGTTACAGTCGCTAAATCGATGCCAGATGCTCGGCTAATTGTAATGGCATCATTGAGAAGCTTTTGAGACTGGACTAATGAGCCAGTAGTGGTCAGCAAGCCCTGAAAGGCTGGACGCAAAATATCATCTGCAACGGCAGCAGATTTCTCTAAGTTCGATATAAAGTCAGCGATAGCAGGATTAGCAAAACCAATGCCTAGATTCTCAACTGCTCTGCTAAGTCGAAGGGCTGCTGCTTCATCATCGGCGAATGCCTTAGCTGCTGCCTTGCCATAAGAAGTAATAGCGGCAGCACCGAATGCTAGACCTAAACTACCTGCAACTTTTTTAGCAGTTCCAGATAGTTTTCCTAAAGCAGTCTCAGCTTGCTTAAATCCTTTAGCATCGAACTTGGATGCAATGTTGATTACTTCTTGATAATTCACGCTGCTCTCCCTAATGCTCCAGCTCTAGATCTCTTTAACAATTCTAGTTCTGCTGTAGTAATTGCCTTATTGACAATGCCTTCTGCAACGCCTTTGTTTTGTGCCCATGCTCTAAAGATTAAACGACCACGACCCTTAAGGCTTCCTGTAAGTTCAGGCATGGCAGCAATAAATTGCTGTCCAGCTTTAGGGTTGCGAGAGTGTGAATACTTTTTACCTGCTGCACCTTTGACACCTACCCACGGCTGACCTTGTGCGCCATTACGACCAGCAGATTCATAAATTGCACCTGCGCGAGAATTGTTAAATACCGAAGCCATAGAATTAAAGCCTCTAGCATTTCGCTTTGTAACTGCCGTGCTATAACCAATCTTAGATTTGATTGTTGAAGCAGAAAATGTAGGGAAGCTACCCTCATTAAACGATCTATCAGCCCAGCCGCTTAAAGGTGATTGAGACGGAACATAACCCCTAGCTGTTTGTGCTATTGGGGCAAGCCCGCGCTTTAGTTCAATCTTAAGAGACTTCTCTAAATCAGGAGCGAAGCGGCGTAATGCTTTGCGAAGGTCAGCGTTTCCTCTTAGTTCTATTTGCATCGCTCACCTCTTTCGCCTCATCCTTTAGCCCCTGCACAAGTGCATCGAGCATGGTGTTATCTAATTCCAATAGTGCTTGTGGCGGGATCTGCAACCTAATGCTCAATCGAGCGATTAGGTAGGTGAATGGCAGATCTCGCTTTATGCTAAAGGGTCAGAGTCTAGAACCTCAACACTTTTCAGTGTCTCGATAAACTCCATCCCAAAAGGCTTTACAGTTTCACCTGTCCTGCGGATAACCTCATGAGCCAAAAGATAGACATGTGACTGTTTTTCTTCTTCACGAAAAGCACGATGAAAACCCATTTTAGTCTGTTGCTCAAAGAAATACTCCACTGCTGGAGTAATTTCTCCTTCAACAACACTTCCATCTGTCTTAGTAATCTTTAGTTTTGCCATTGGTTAGCCCCTTTGTTGGTTGATTATCAGCTTGTTGTAACTACGATTGTACCCATGACATTCCATGTTACAGACTGAGTTGATAAATCAGCAACAGCACCATTGACAGGTGTTGTGTTATTGATTAAGCAAGTCATTGTGTAAAGTGGATTTTCAGCAGATGTGACTGCTGATGTCTGCTTGAAAGTCACAGTAACGCTTGTGCCCCAAGTAGTGTTCAATGTTTGAAGTGTCTTTGCAGATGCTGAATCGTTTAGGAAGTCGATTGTGATGCTTGAAGCTTCCAATCCCTTTACGAACTTGTGACCTGTGTCACCAAGAGCTGTTATCTCCAGCTCATCGAATGAACGGTTAATGACCACATTTGTGACCAGTGTTGAGAGATCAACCGAATTAACAGTTAGAATCCCAGTATTTGCTAAATAAACTGCCATCGGATTATTCCTCTTCTTTCTTAGTTACTGGCTTTGCAGCCACTGGCTTAACCTGACCGATTTTGATCAGGAAGGCTTCATTCTCTTTTTCCCATTGTTCTAACTCGGTCATGATTAACTCCAACTCGTTAGGATTGATACTGACATCTCGCAACTAAGCAAGTCTCCGCTTGCAGCATTGAGAACACTAGGTGCGCTTATTGCACTTACATTATAGACCAAAGATGATGCAGCAAGGAGTGCGAACACACTAACTACTGTGTCCTCTATGCCGTTAAGATTGCCTTCATTATCAAACAGTGGCACTGTCATTACAATCTTAAAGTTAGCCATAGGGCTAATAGAAATCTGAGAGTTATTATTAGGTGTCAAATATGGATCATCAGGTGACACAATAACTGAGTTAGCCAGAACTGTAGCTGGTGGGAATGCAAAGGTCTGCCACTTAGCGTTATTGACCAGAGCAGTCGCTAGTGTGGTTCTAAGAGTGGTAATGGCAACTGGTGGCATTATCCGACCATTGAGTTAGGGCTTAGCGCGTGTGCTATTAATCCTCGCACCTTAGCGAGAAGCTGTGCGCTCATTCGATAAGGGCTTGGCTGGAAATCGACAAGGTTGCTGCCTGAAAGGGTCGCAGTACGCGCTTGCCAGATTTCAACAGATATCATCAAAGCTGCTTGCTGAATAGCCATGTCTAATGACCAATCGACATAAGTGTCGGCTGATACAACACCAAAAGGTTGGACTGGATGCTCTACTGCTGGAGTGTTGTTGTTGCCAGTAATGGCATAAGTGATTGAGTAATCGCCTACTCCAGTGAGAGTCTTTGATCCGTTGTGCTTAGAGCCATTGCCTGTGATAACTACAGTCTGGCCTACATAAAAGACCTTCTCTACTTTGTCCTCAAAGTAAAGTGTTCCTGTTGTTGCTGTGTTGCTATGTGCAATGTTATATGTTGTGTTAGTCCAGAGCATTGGAAGTAGGACTGCATCTGTAGCATCACACACTTCTTGTAAAACGGCATCGGTGTACAGCGTACCGACTCCGAGAGTACTGCGGAGTTCTGAGACTGTGGTCAATGCCATTCTGATTCCTTTCTAAAGACTCTGAGGGGTAGAGGGCTACTACCCCTCAGAGCGACTTAGTTTACAGCTTACGGAGCTGTGTAGTTAAAGCGGCGAACGCCCTTACCTGACTTAGCAACATAGATTGCTAGGTATCCGTAAAGGTTGATTTCGATTTCGCCTGAAGTCAAGACATTAACACGAAGTTGTGTTGTTGGTGACTCCCATGTGTAAACAGATGCTGGAGCAACAAGGAATGCTGACTCATCGATAACACCTGAAGTTGTGATGTTGTGATCTACGATTAGATCAGTACCAAGAATGCCACCGCGAACAGATGTTGCAACTGCATTACCTGAAGCGTTGTATGTTGGGCCTTGTGCTGAGTAAAGTGCGCGACCTGTTGAGTCAGCGTATCCTGCGATAGCTGCCCATTGGTCAGTTGATGCAACAAGCTTGTTAGCGAAGTCTCCGCCAGTTCCCTTGTATGCTGCTGCGCCTTCTACAGAGATGAAGCTCTGAAGTCCTGCTGCTGTTGCTGCAACTCCAGTTGCCTGTGTACCAGATGCTGTGAATGCTGCAATAAGAGCCTTATCTGTTGCT